ATTTGCCGCTCATTGTCTTCCCGCCCGTTTTGCCGGTCGGCTTGAAGGTAAAGGCGAACTCCCCGGCCTCCGCCACCAGGTTGAGCGCGTCCAGCGTGGCGACCTCCGGCAGGCAGGTGGCCGTGATGGTGCCGTACTTCCGGACGCCGAGCGGCCACTCGGTGTCGTCGTTGATGGCCGTGTTGTCCACGGTTCGCATGCCGATCTCCACGGTGGCCTCCCGCACCACGGCGGCCAGCTGGTGGGTGCCGATCGTGAGAATCGCGAGCTCCCCTACGATCCTGTCTTTCGCTGCCATGTCAGCTCCTCGGTGCTATCTGTGTGATCGTTATCTCAAAGCGCGCCAGATGCGCCGTCAGCATGTCGTCGCCGCGGCGCACCAGCACGAAACCAGTCTCGCCCCCGTCCACGCTCAGCAGGCTTGCCTCCCAGACCGCGCCGTCCAGGTTCGCCTCATCGCGGAACTTGGTGAGGACCGCGTCCACGAGCGCCTCGAATCGCGGCTCGCTCTCGCGCCCGGGATCGATGGACCAGGGCATTTTCAGCTCCAGGACGTACCTGCTGGTCTGGATGGCCTCTGGGCCCTGAAAGTCGTTGATGGCCCGGTCCGGCCAGGCCTCGGAAACGCTTGCGCGCCGGATGTTCCACCAGGGGCGCCCGGCGGCCCGCCGCGCATTCATCCAGGCGGGGGTCCGGCCCCACACATCCATCCAGTCGCCCGCGCCCGGGATTGACAGGACCATATCGCGGATCAGCGCCCGGATCTGGCTGTCACTCTTGAACGTGGGATCGCCGAAGGGCATCTCAGACGCCTCCGGAGATCAGGCGCGCCAGCCGGTCCGCCGCCTCGCGGAAAGCGCGCTCGATGAGGGGCTGTGCCAGTGAGAGGCTGCGCTGCGCGAACTCCTGCGCCCTTGTGCCCCGGCGGGCGATCGCAACCTGGATCCGGCGCGCCACCCCGTAGGATTCCCCGGGCGGCACATGCAGCTTTCGCTCGGCCCAGTGCACCAGCGGGCCGATCGGCGGCCAGTGCGGCCGGCTCCCGTATTCGACCACCGGGGCGTAACCGGCCTGCCACCAGACATAACCGCTGACGTCCACCGGCTCCTGCGACTGCACGCTCACCTGTGCGCCGATTGTGTCGCGTAGAAAACCCGTCGCGCCGACCGGGGTCTGCTCAAAGGCGACGGTCCGCAGCTGCTCGGTCGCCTTCGCCATGGCCTGCTCCACGATCCGCGCCGCCAGCGGTCCCATTCCGGCACGAAGGCGCGCGAGAAAACCATTCAGTTGGGAGAGCGAGCCTGATTCAGCCTCCATATGAAGCGCGTACGGCGCGCCGGTGTCCTGCCAGATCCTCACAGCTGCGGCCACCCCCAGTCCGTATGGCGCGCCGCGGGGGAATGGGTGGCGTTGCCCTGCGCGTCCGCACCTGCCCCCGCAATCGCAAGCCCCCTGCGCCGCAGGTGGGCGGAGAGTTCGCGCCAGACGTCGGCCTTCTCGCGGTAGTTCACGCTGTCGGCCGGGATGGCGGGCGCGTTGCTACGTCCGAAGCGCGCCGCCACGGCCTGCGCCACAAGCGATGCCGCCAGATGCGCCGCAGCCTCTGCCAGGCTGTTTGGAATCGAGCCCTGGGTCCAGGGCAGGGTGAAGGTCAGCACGGCGCGATCCCCGGGCCCGTAGGGCCTGCCGAGGATCCGCCACCCGTCCGGGCCTGTGAGCAGGCTCGAGGCGCCGAGCAGCCGCGGCCTGCGGCTGCCTGGAGGAAACTCGACACTCAGGATGCTGCTGATCCCTGAATCCCAGCCGGGCGGATAGGGCTGGTCCGGCCCCGCCTCCAGCTCCAGCTCTGCCCGGGCCACGCGCGGCCGCAGGCGGGAGAGCTCCAGGAGCGCCCCGGCCACGCTCGCCGCGTACACCTCCGCGCTTGCCAGACGCTCCGCCTCCTCGCCTGCCTCGTCTGAGAGAATCTGCCGCGCCCTGAGAGCGATGTCCATCTCAGCCCCGCCGCAACCAGATTACCACCGACCCGGACCCGACCTGCTCCACGTACAGCCCGTTTTGCAGCCGCGCGCCCCCGGGCGGGAACGTCTGAATGAATAGGCCGCTTTGGCCGGGCGCGATATTGAGATCCAACAACAGCTGGCCGGTCGGTCCAGTCCCGTCCCAGATGGAAAAGCTCATTGAGCCCATGATACCCACCGGGGTGATGCCGGCCACCACGCAGGGGCCGGTGTGCACCGTCCCGCTGTCGTTGACAAGTGTGTAGTCCCAACTTGCGTCCAGCCGGCCCTGGGGGTCGGCCCGCAGAGCCGCAGGCGTCCCTCTCGGCGTCTCGGCAAATGTCAGGCTCATGTCTTGCTCCTGTTCACTCCAATCCCGGCGGCACCGCCAGCAGGCTGCACCGGCAGTTCACCGACTCCTCCGGCGGCAGCGCCGGATCCACCGGGTGCTGGCAGGGGTGACCGCCCACGTAAAACGGCTCGTTCACCGGCACCGGCGGCTGCAGCCCGGCCTCCACGTGCGTCGGCCGCACGCGGTCGTCCCCGGCCGTGCCCCAGCGCTTCTTCCAAATCTCCCCCGGCGGCGCCTCCCGCTGATACTGCAGCACCCGCAGCCAGGCCGCGCGGTTGGCGACCCGGTTCGTCTCGGTGCGCACGATCGCCTCGGCCCGGTGGAATTTCGACGCAAATGTCAGCTTGCGGAAGTCTTCGCTCGCCACCTCTCGCATGGTCTCAAAGAGGCTGCGGCCGGTGATGAAGCCCGCGCGGATGGTGTTCCGGATGCCTGTGCGGACGGGCTCCATTATGTCGCGCTTCACCAGATCCAGGGTGAAGTCCGCCCACAGGTCCAGGTACAGCTCCCCGGGCAGCTCCCGGCGCATCACCGGGATGTCCCGGGCGTACCGGTCCACGGCGCGGTCCACGCGCTCAAGGCCGGAGCGCGCGGCCTCATCCAGCATGGTGCCCGCGGAGGCCTGCAGGCGCTGCTCTACCTGGTCCAGCGCCGCGTCGATCCTTCGCAGCACGCTGTCCAGCCGCCCGCGCGTCCACTCGCCCCGCGTGGCCAGAAGCTCCCGCAGCGCAAGCGCCCGGGCCTCCTCCAGCTCCCGGCGCAGTGCCTCCAGGTGGCGCGCGCTCAGGCGCTCCATCTCGCGCTCGGCGCGGGATAGCTCCTTCTCCCACCACGGGCTGCCGCGCACGTTTCACCGCCTCCGGCCCGGACTGCTGTGCCCCGGGCTATGCAGGCGGGCCGGGTGCTCCCCGGCCCGCCTCACTTCCGCTTCCTGCCGGCGCCCTGCGCCGCGGGCGCGGCCCGGTCCTCCTGGCTTACCGCCCCTTCCGGATCCTCCGCCCGCGCCTGCTCGAGCACCGCCGCGTAAGGCCAGTCATCGTCCTCTGTCTCCCGGATCTCCACCAGGTCCAGCCCGTCGGCCTGGTGCAGCTCAATCCACTGCTCCAGCGCCTGGCGGTTCCCGGCCCGGATTACACGCCGCTCAGACATAGCGGAACCGGACATGGCCGCCCGCGTTCGTCCACGTGCCGCCGGTACCCACCCGCTCCGCCTCGACGATCAGCAGGTCGCCGGGCTGGAACGTGGCACCCGCGCCGCTGCAGGCGATCGAAACGTCGTCGTCCTTGGCCACGTTCACCCCGGACGTGAAGTTCAGGTTCCCGATCAGGGTGTTCCCCGAACCGGTCGGACCCCCGTTCCGGATATTCAGGTTGATGCGGTTCGTATTGTCGCCAGTAACCGCCGCACCGGCGATCAAGTTCACTCTCTCTACTACCACCTGGGCCGGGGCAATCCACACGGCCGCCCGGTCCGTGCTCGAGGTCGCGGTCAGCGTCCGGACGAAGATGGGATCCACGTGGGTGCCCGGCACATAGCCGACATGGCCAACCGTTGCCTTGCTCATGGTTTCCTCCTGTGTCTCATTCCTGTTTCAATCCTCACCGGCCTGGAAATGCCGGTGCAGGCCCGTTAGACTACGCTGCGATCCCAGGACAGCGGCTCCTCAACGGCGATGCCGTAGATGAAGCGCACCTTGTAGGTCAACGCGTCCGTCTCGAACTCGTCCTTGGTGAATAGCTCCGGCTGCTGGCGCCCCTGATAGAAGCCCACCTCGAGCGTCGGCGCGCTCGCGGGATCCGCGCACAGATACCAGTCGTTCGGGTCCGTCCAGAAGGGCACCACGAGCACCTGATAGGCGTTCCGGTGCCAGTTCGGCTCCGTTGCGTTGAAGTTCGCGGCCTGGACCAGCACCTGGCTGTTGGTCAGCCGCCATGCCGTCTCTTCCAGGTCCGGGGGAACGATCAGCAGGCGCGGGATGATCGTCCCCG